CAACAAACCAACGACCCTCTTCAGGGCAATTTTGTCTGTCGAGAAAAAAAGCAGCTTGACTCATCTCATTTAAAGGGTCAACTTCACCAGTTCCAAAACCTATTGTGTCAGGTGTTGATGTACTTCCTTGTCTAGTAGCACCGATAGATGAAGCGTCAAGACCTAGATATGTAAAGACATTACTGTCTAAAGCATCTCTTAGCTTGTATGCTGCATTATCTGATGCAACCGATTGGAAGTTGATATGTGAAAATCTCTTTTCAATATCATCTAGTGCGAATTGAAAGTATTTAGCTTGGTCTACTGTTAGAACAAGCTCTTCGTCTGTAATTGCTGTAGCAGAAGTCGCTAGACCTCTAGTATAATCACTTACAGTTATTTGTGGTTCTTTTACTATATTAACTGTGTCCCCAAAGTTTTTAATTTCACCCATATAGTCTGTGTTACAGATTGCTTCTGCAACAGATGCTTTACGAAGTGCTATTTGAACTTTCTTTGAGTATATTTGAGGTACCCAAAAGGCGTTTTCCTGAGTTCCAGTTGGTGTTTGACCACCAAAGTTAGTAGTTGAACCACCTGCAAAATTTGCCATATTATGACTCCTTTTTGTTTGGTTGATAAAATGAAAGTATTATTATTATTTATTAATAATTCTACCTTCTCTCTGAGCTATCAGAATTTCTTTCTCATTTCTTTCAAACTCAGCATCTGACATCTTTTCGAAATCAGAACTTTTAAAGATAACTTGATTATTCGTTGGTGGTTGAATTTGTTCGTTAGTTTTAACTAACAAGTCAGCACCTTGACTAACCTTATTACCTTCTGTGGCTTTTTTATCTAATCCAAGTCCTCGGTCTTTCTTATATAAGTCAACTGCTCTTGCAGCAAGTCTACCATTGGAGTTATTCTCATAAATCCATGATTTAATTTCCATGGGTTGTGAGTCTGCCCAGTTATGAAAATCATCTGATTCTTTAATTTGATTAAAGTCTGGATGAAGTTTCGATAACTCTAATTGAGCTTCTCTTTGACTTAAAGCTGTATTAGCTTTTTTCAAAGAGTCAACTTCCTCTTGCAAACCTTTCATCTCTGTTTGAGACTGCAAGTGAGATACAGTTTCCACTACGCCATAAATGTCAGGATAATCTTTTTTAAAAGCACTAAGTTCTTCAGCACTTTTAGGTGGTGTATACTTAGGTCGGTTTGCTTGAAGCTGTGCTTTAAGGTCTCCTTCTTTTGTATTCCAATCACCAAGTTTCCTGTCATAATAACGCTTTAGGTCATCATATCTTTTTTTATAGTCGACTTTAGTATAAGGTTTGGCTTCAACATTTAATGCTGATTCCTGTAAGACCTTATCCGAAGTGGCTGTTTCAGAAGTGGATAAAACATTTGGGTTCGCACTATTTGTTGTAGTACTACTTGCGTAGCTAAATCCTGTCTTCTTCTCAGGGTCTGGTTGAGCTGGTCCACTATCTGCATCTGGTACTGATTTCGGCATCACATCTTCTGTGTGCCAATACTTTTTGCGATTGTATGGATTCGCCTCGACTTCATTAGTTGTTCCTTCGTCTTGTTTCATATGTCCTCCTTTATAGGGCTTCTTTTAACTTTTGAAGGTAGCTAAAATTTGGGTTTATGTTTTAAACGAAGCTACAAGGGCTTCTATTGCTAGAAGGTAGCTTGTCTATTCTTAGAGTACCCCTCTAAAAATTCTGTTATACTATGGTTTCATCTACTGCAAGTTCTGCAGTTTCTTCTTGATTAACCATACCAGCATCATAAGCTTCTTCAGCTTGTGCCATCATTTTTCTTAATTTATCAATGCCGATATTCTTAACAGCTTTTGCTGTAAATACAAATTCGCCATCTGACAATAATGCTGGGATTGAATCGGAAGTTCCTGTTCCAGGTCCTTCTACTAATTCATCTTCTGTAAATTCTGTTGCAACCATCTTTGGTAAAATGGCTTCTAATTCTGGATACATTTCTATAGCAGCATCCACGACTACTTCTTCTTCTTCACTTAACATTGAAGTATCTAAAACACTTTCTGCATCTTCCATAGCTACATCTTCTTCCATAGCTAAATCATCAGCAGCAATTTCATCTCCAATTAAAGGTTCTTCCATTCCTACTGGAGCCATTAAAGGTTCTTCAACAATTTCTTCTTCTACTAAATCACCTTCTTGAAAAGCTCTATAGTCTCTTCGTCTATCATATTTTTCTTCAAGAGCTGTTCTTCCACCTATTGAATATTTTTGTCTAGATAAAGGTTCTTCTTCAGCAATTTGAAAATTATCCATGTAACCACCAAGAGCTGCTTTATTTTTCTTTTGTTCTAATTTTTTTAATTTTTTATTTTGTTCAGGAGTATTTAAATCTAATTCTTTTCCTTTTTTCAAAGTTTTATATTCTTTAGTTTCTATTTTATTTAATTTAGCTATATCACCTTTTTCTAATTCATGTTCTTCTAAAATAGGAATCTCATCAGGGTCTAAAGGTTTAACACCATCACCACTTCTATATCTAGTTCTAGATGGAGATAAAGCTCTTTGAGGTAAACCTTTTCTAGCTGATGCAGGTGTATTCACATCATAAGGTGTAATACCTGCAGGTTCTCTTTTTAAATTTCCATCAGATTTTCTAATTTCTTTATCTGATTCATCATTAGCTCTAATATAAGGTGGCATAGACATTAATCCACCTGTAGCCATGTTAACAAGTTTCTTTCCCATATTCTATTCCTTAATGTTATTATAACGATTTAAAAGTGTTTAGTCAACACTATTTTTTAAATCATTTACTTGTCTAGGTAGATTCTTTAATCTATCCAGTAAATTCCATCTCCCCTGGCATTGGTGGAGTAGCTGCTGGTTCTGTGCCTTCGCCATTTCCTGTGTCGTTTGGTCCTGCACTCTGTTCAGGTATTCCTCCAGGTTCTTCCATTCCTGGCTGTTGACCAGGGATGACAGCTTGGCTGCCATTTGCTTTGTTAGCATTTTGATATCCTATTATTTTAGCATAAATTTCTGCTTCATCTTTAGAATTAATTATTTCTTCAGGGTTTAAATCTAAAGAGTATGCTAACTCTTTAATAACTTCTGAGACTCTAACGAATGGAGCAATTGCAGGATTTTGTATAGTTTGTAAGAACATGGTTAATCTTTGAGACCTAACTTCTTTTCTCATCAAACTAGAACTTCCTGTTGCCCTAATTTCTAAATCTCCTACGATTGGTAAATCACCTTCATAGAATTGCATATTCCATTGGAACATAGATTCTCCTAAAGGTTTAATTAATTGGTCATCAATATTTTTAATAACTGTTTTAATATTTAAAGAAGCAGCACCCATAAGCATTGACATACCTGATGCTGTTCTTGTCATACTTTGAACACCTGTTTGTCCATGTGAGTATGATGGTATTCCTGTTGATTCATCTGCAAGTTGTCTGAACTTATCAAACATCTGCATATTTTCTGTAGCAGTATTTGGAAACTTAATTCCATAAATTGCTTGACCAGGAACTCCTGCTTGTCTTTTAAAAATCTTACCAGGATAAACTTCCATGCTTTGATTATTAACTAAAGCAGATTCATCTATATCAAAAACTAAATTTCCAGCTAAAGCTAAATTATCAATTGCCATTCTTGCATGACCATTCATAATTTGTTGAGCATCATCCATATTTTCTGGAACACCTATTCCAAAAAAGTTATAAGGATTTTTTTCATAAGGAAAAGATTGATAAGGAAGTCTAAAAGGTTTAAATGGATTTTCAACAATTCTAATTACTTTATTTTTACACATCCAAACATTAACTTGAACTTCTGTTGTATCTGCAATATCAGGGTCTATTGTTAGACCTTGTTCTTTTGCAGTCATAGCATCAATGGTTCCCCAATATTCTAAAATTTCATATCTGTTTTTTTCTATATCTCCAGTCGAACTTCCTTCTAAATCTATATTTTGTTCCCAACTTAATTTTTGATAAGCAGGACCATCAGCTAAACATTCTTCAATTTTTTCTTTACTAAAATAAGGTCTATTGATTAAATCTAAAAATTGATGTCGGTTAACTCTGTGTCTTTGAATAACAAATTCACACTCATCCATATTTCTAGCATTAGGGTCTGGGTAGAAATCCCAAATACTAACAAATTCTACTTTTGGAACTTTAATAAAATCAGGAGTATATTCTCTAGCAGTACCATTTCCTGTTCCTGTATATTTATGTACAGTTTTATTATAAGTAAATGGACCTTTTAGAATTCCTGTTCCTAATAAACAAGATTCAAAGATAGCATTACGTAAAGTAACATTACCATTTGATTCTTCTAATTGGTCGTGAATAAGTTTTTCTAATCTTCGTGCAGCAATTTGTGCAGGTTTAATTTGAGGGAATTCTGGAAGATGTCCAGGTCCTTCTGATAATTCAGCTTTTTCTAATTCAGGTTCTAATCCACCTAAGAAACTTTCATTTAAAGAATCAAAGGTAGCACCCTTTGCTAAAGGTTTACCATCACCAGGAAATCCTAAATTAGAAGTAGGACTCATAGGTTGACCAGGAGTGTATTCTAAATTTCCTTCAACAGTTGGAGTCGGTTGTATATTATCATCCCCCATTTGTTCTTTAAGAGGATTCATATGTGCGTATTGAGCAATACCTTCTGGAACTTCTGTTTCTTGAATGACTAATGGAAATTTACCCATTCCAAATAGTACATCTATAATTTGTCCATAAGCTGCTAAAACTTTAGTCTTAGTAACTTTAACAAAGACTCTAGATTTTTCATGTTGAGTAAAATGAATATCTTTATAATATCTTCCACGATAATTATGATAAGATTGTAACCATCTATTCTCATCATCATTTCTAGTATCTTTACAAGCTTGAAATTTTTTATTAATTAAACCAACAAGAGCATCATAACCCTCTTCTGCAACTTCTTCAGTTTGCATAAGTTGACTTTGTCTCTCAGCAGCAGGTAGTAAAGCCATATAATTTAAACCTTCCAATATTGATATATATTAACAATAATACACTTATTAATGTCGTTTGTCAACAATCTTTTTGATTTCTATGATAACAGATGTAGGTATCAAAGTCGTATTTGCAATCTCATCTATAGACCCTTCATCTTTTTCTGATAGGGAATAATCACCAAAAATCCTTGTTAAACCTTTCTTTTGTGAGAGTAGATGTCCTTTAGTTACACAAGGAGGAAGCTTCGCTTTTTGACAAGCTGAGATACTTTGCCAATTAGAATCTGAAACAATATCATACCAATGAACCTCAACAAGAGGATACTTGTCAATTTCTTTCTTAGCTTTGGTATTTAT